AGGGTGTGTTGCCGTCGTTACTTACACAGACGGCAGGGTTGAGCGACCCGCCGTCTCTCCCCAGGTTTGTACGTCTCAGGGTCTGTTGAATTAACCACTCAGCCCTACATTGGAGCTTCCGTGAAGAAGATCTTATTTTCCGCATTGTCTGTTGGTTCTTTGATGTCAGCAGGGGTGTTCGTAGCTGCTCCCGCACAGGCGGCAGAAACTCCCATCGTGCAGGTCTGCGCGGCTACGAGCATCGAGCAGGTCGACACCATCCTTAATCAGGTCGCGGACAGCGCTCTGTTGAGGAGTCTGGATGACATCGTAGGAATCGATGTCCCCGAGGATGCTCAGAGCATCGAGATCGACAGCAGCGTGCAGCTGTCTGATATCAAGCGGACCCTGAACTGCGCGTCAACGACGCCTAGTGACGATCCGGATCCCAGTGACGATCCTGATCCCAGTGATGATCCTGATCCCAGCACGGTAACTCCGGCACCGTTCCCGAACTGCAAGGCCGTGCGGCGTGCCGGTTTGGACCCGATTTCGTCGTCCAACGCTCGGTTCCAGAAGAGCCTGGACCTGGACGGGGATGGCATCGGTTGCGAGCTGAACGGTGACGATGACCGGGTGAAGCACCGCCCGAAGGGTGCGCCGGAGACTGGTGAGGGACCGGCCAATGATCAGCCTGTGTGGTTGCTCGCTGGGTTCGGTCTCATCGCGGCTGCCGGCTTTGCTGGCCGCAAGGTGTTGAGCGGTCGGGCGTGACCCGGGCTCTTATCCTGGTGTTGCTGTTGGTGGGCCTGGTCGGTTGTGGTTCGGGAGAGTCCACGCAGCCGCCAGCGCCCTCTACAGCGACTCCTGAGCGGCCCGCTCCGCGCCCGGTCCGGGTAGTCGTGTCGGGGCGCGGCATCGATGGTCCGGTGGCCGTGGAGGGCCGTGGGCTGACCAAGGCGGGTGGTTGGGACAATCCCCCGGTAGCCAAGCCGCAGCTCGGCAGCTGGTATAGCGAGGGCCCCCGTCCGGGTGAGCCTGGCCCCGCTGTCATCCTCGGGCATATCAACGGCAATGGTCATGCTGGACTCTTCAAGTATCTTGATACTGTCAAGGTAAATGACCGAGTTAAGGTATATCGTGAGGACGGATCTTTCGTTACATTCAAGGTCTACAAGACCAGGAAAATCGTGAAGACCTCGTTCCCGACCGATGAGATTTTCACTGACACCGATGTTCCTGAGCTGCGGTTGATCTCGTGCGGCGGGGACTATGATCCAGACAACCGGCGCTATCTCGATAATATCATCGCGTTCGCTCGCTTGTCACAGACCTGACATGCGGGTAGTACATCAGCATGCCGATGGACCTGCTACCCCATACCAAGCCGCTGAGCGGTTTTCTTGGGCCTGGCGGCGTCTTGGAGCGTGTGAGAATTGACAAGCATGTTGCACGTAGCGTTTACGGTGTCAGGCTGACCCGTGTCATCGAGGAGCTTTCCCAAGAATGGCCCCGGCTCGCCGGAGCCGTCCTCGAAGTCACCGCTAGCGGGTCTCTTAAGCCCCCTGCCTATGCGGTATCTCGCATATCTACTTTTCGCACTGTTTCTGGGCATCTTGGTGTGTCTAAGCATGCTCTGCGAAGCGATTTATCTGATGCTGAGTTATTGGGGTTGAACATTGTCAACAGGTCTGTTGGCAGCACTTTCGAGGAAGTTCTGGTCCATGAGTGGGGTCACCTACTCATGAATGTAGACCTGGCACGTCGGTATCTACATGATTTTGAGCAAGGCGTGGAGGACTTCGTGTGTTTCCTGGAGCGCGAGTCTGGTGTGTCTCGTGATGAGGCTGCCGTTGCCCTGTCCGGAATGGCTTCTATAGATTCCCGCGAGCTGGTCGCCGAGGCGTTCACCGCCGCCCGCGCTGGCTCGACGGATCCGTTTCCCGCTACGGTAATGGAAGCATTCCAGAACATGTGGACTCCGCCCCCTAGCTATCTGCCAGGCTGGGCGATCTAGCACGAAGACTGGAGCATGCCTCCACGTCGCCGTGCCCTTGAGCAGCCCGACTCCGTTTCCCCCAGTGCATGGCTGATGTCTCTGGCCAACGAGGGGGACACCACTGGCATGACGTCCGCCCGTGCGACGGTGGACGAACTTTTCGCTGAGGAACCTGTGTCCCTGGATGTCTTTATCCAGGATAAGAAGTTCATCGGCATGTCTCCCCTCTCTGCTCCGCAGGCGTCCGCTCTCCAGGTTGCTGAGCGGGTGTTCTACCCCGAGCTGTATCCGCTGATGGCCGAGGAGTTCGGCGAGTACTGGGCGCCGATCCCGATGAAGAACTTTCTGACCCTGCTGGTGGGCAAGGGTGGCGGCAAGGACTTGATTGCTCGACTCATGGCGTTGCGCATCGCGTATCTGCTGTTGTGTCTCAAAGACCCGCGTGGCTACTTCGGTATGCCTGACAGTGAGTCCATCCACATGCTCAACGTGGCCTCGACCAAGGACCAGGCTCGCCGAGCGTACTTCGAGCCTATGACTCGTATCGTGCGTAGAGGTTGGTTCAAGGATAAGTGCAACCCACTCAAGAACACGATCGAATGGCAAGGCGGTCTCGCGTCGGTCTCCGGGTCTAGTGATGCGGAGACCCAGGAGGGCCTGAACCTGATCCTCGGCGTGGCGGATGAGATCGATGCCTTCCGCACAGCGGAGGACATAGCCCGCACCGGTGGTGGCAGTACGCGCACCCCGATGCGTTCGGCGGAAGGCATCATCAAGATGCTCCGGTCATCCTCTGTGACTCGTTTTCCACGGACATTTAAGAATGTCCGTATTTCATATCCTCGGTATCACGGATCTCCTATCTTGCAGTTGCACGAGGAGTCCAAAGAGGATATTGAGGCAAAAGGGGAAGAGTCTAAGCATTTCATTATTGGTCCCATGCCTTCGTGGGACTTCAACCCGCTGTTGGCACGTACTACATTCAAGACTTTAGATCCCACCATCTCTCCAGTGCCGGTGCCCGAGGAGTTGGTGGCGGACTTTGAGCGGGAGCCTGCCTGGGCTCGCGCCGCCTACCTGTGTGTGCCCGAGCGCACCATGCTGCCGCCGTACTTCCGATCGGAGAACGCGGTGGACTCGGCGATGGTGGACACGCCGGATATCGAGGTGCACTGGGAGTACGCCCGAGGCGCCTGGCATCCCCGGTTCGTCATCCCGCAGTCGCTGTTCCCGGCTCCGGGTGCGGTGTACGCCACCCATTGTGACCTGGCGCTGAACGGAGATCGTGCCGGCTTCGCGCTCGCGCATGTGGTGTCGTGGGACAAGTACGCCAAGCGAGATACTGATACCGGTCGAATCGTGTCCTGGGATGAAGAGCCCATCGTCAAGGTGGATGCCGCCGTGGCCCTGGACGCTGACCTGGACGCTGATCCACCCCGGGAGATTCAGCTTCGGTTCTATCGCCAGCTGGTGTTCGAGCTGCAGCAGCGAGGTTTTTCGATCATGGCCGCTTCTATGGATGGGTGGCAGTCGGTCGACTCTAGGCAGATTCTGGAGGTCGGCGGTATCGAAGCTCCATTGCTGTCTATGGACCGAACTGAAGAGCCTTACCGACAGCTCCGAGCCTTAGTGGAATCTGGCAGAATTGAATTGCCATTCTCTAAGTTGTTACGTAACGAGCTACTGCATCTTCAGCAGGATCCTAAGAAGCGGAAGATAGACCATCCGCCTGGTGGTTCCAAGGACTTGGCTGATGCGGTGTGCGGTGCGGCGATCACTGCCGTGACGACGGGCGGTTCGGAGTTGACGACGACCTTGGACGAAGACTCCCCTGGGTTGTTTTGGACTTCTGGGTTAGTCGGCGATGCACCCGTAGGCGCTGAGAGTGTTTGGGGCGGCATGTTGCGTTCCGGTTCCCTGAAGTTACCAGGCTTATAGTTAGTGGAGGCAGTTGGTGGCCAAGAGTGGCAGCATCGTCGAAATGGCCAAGCCGAGTGCCGTAGAGTTAAACCAGGAGATGGGTGTCCGGCTTGCCGGCATGCCTTTCGCGGAAGCGTTCGACGTCTCCGGGAAGTCGTTCGTGCTGGGCCGGACCGATGTTCCTTCGGTCAAGCAGCTCACCGAAATGCGTCGCCAGGACGGCCAGGCTCGGGCGTTGTTCCGGCTGCTCACCATGCCCGCCCGCGCGGCTGCGAAGCGCGCGACCTGGATCCCCGCTGATGGTGGAGACAAGGAAGCGGAGTTCATTACCCAGCTTTACACGCTGCCGGCTGTGAACGGTGGCATGAAGACGCCGTTTACCCGGGTGGTCTCGCAGATGCTGCTGGCCACGGTGGACGGGTTCTCCCCGTTCGAGCTGGTGTACACCCGGCCGAAGAAAGGCCCGCTCAAGGGCAAGTACACATTAGACAAGATTGCGTATCGTCCATCGGACACTGTATCTTTCGTTGTGACAGAGCAGGGCGATTACGACGGATTCAAGCAGCGGACAGTTACGCCTAACGGCAAAGTAATTGACGAGAAAATCGATCCGAAAAATTCTATCTACTATGCGTGTTCGGAAGAGGAGAATCCGTTCTACGGTGTCTCCTACTTCAACGCCGCGTTCTATCATTATGACAAAAAGATCAAGCTGTACTACCTTGCGCACCTTGCGGCGCAGCACCGGGCCGTGGGTTCCCGGCTGGGTAAGTACCCCAAGAATGCGCACCCGAACGAGCTTCTAGAGTTCCGGCGCGGCCTGGCGGATTTCGGCCTCGCACAATCCATGACAGTTCCGGACACCGGGTGGTCGGTGGAGGATCTAGGCAAGTCGCTCGGTGACTTCCCGTTCATGGACTTCATCAACCATCACAACAGCCAGATGTCCAAGTCTGTACTCGCTCCATTCTTGGATGATCAGCAAGGTGGTGGTTCGCCGCTGGTCAGTTTCGGCGGCCCCAACGACTCCATGTACCTGGTCTTGGTCAACGTCATCATTGCCGAGCTGGAAGCTGTCTTTAACGACTGGCTCACTCCACGCTTCGTGGACTGGAATTTCGGCAATGACAAGTTCCCGAAGCTGAAGTTTGGTCCGTTCTCCGAAGAGCAGAAGGAAGCTATCAAGACAACATTCGATAAGCTTTCGTCTATCGGTACCGGCGCGAACGTGACTCGAAAGTTCCTGTTGGAGCTGGAGAAGTACATGGCTGGGGAGATGGGCCTAGACATCGAGTACGAGGCTCTGGACAAGGCGCTCGACAAGCAGACCGACGAGACCTTGAAGTTCTTTATGGAGGGGCAGGGCCCACCATTAATGGAACCGCCGTTCCAGCCAACTCCTACGGTTCCGGCGGATCAGCAGCCCGGGGTCCCGGCCGCCATGCAGTTCATTCCTGGCAAGCAGCCAGGGACCCCGGGTGGAGCACCAGCTGCGTTACCTCCGGGCGGCACACCCGCGTTGCCCCCCGGCGGGAGCGCTCCGAAGAGTCTGCCGGCGTTACCTTCGCAGCTGAGCGCAGGCGGTGTGCCCAGCGCTCGGGCGTGGCTCGACCCTGGTCTGCTGGCGTTGTCATCCACAGACCAGGATGCGGTGACGTCTGCTCTGAGTGAGTTGGGTGTCTAGTGACTGCTCCGGTTGAGGGTCTCCAAACCGAGCAAGACTTGATCCAGCAGCTTCAGTTGGTGGATCAGTCTCGCGCGCAGACGGTGACGGTCGAGGATCAGCTTATTGCGCAGATGCGGGCGCTCTATCCGGTGGTCCTGGAGGCCGTTCCGACTAGCTCGGAGGAAGAAGAGGACGATCCTTCTCCGATCCTCACGGCGGTGTTGCTTGCTGCCGCTGTCGCGCTGATTCGACGTGCGTGGTCCTCCGGGTTGGAGGAGGGCACCGACTTTGCACAAAAGCAGCTTGACTTGCTGTCGATTCCTTTCCCGGATCAAATTGATATTCCTGACTCGGCAATCATAGACAAGCTTATAAAGGATTTCCTTGCTGGCCAGATTGCTGCTGTCAAGGCTGGAGGGACCAGAGACGATGTTCTAACGGAGCTGCGCCGACGTGCTGTGCTCGCTGTTGTTTCGGCGGTGCAGTCTGGACGTGGTCTGGCTACTGAGCTGGTGTTTCTTGCGGTGGCCGGAGTTGTGGGCACGGAGGTGCACAAGCTCTGGGTGGCTCGGTTCGACCTGCTGACGCCGCCGTGTGGGTTGTGTACCCGTTTGCACGGCACGCACGTAGCGCTCGGTGATGTGTTCCCTGTACCGGCTTCTGAGCCGGCTCCTTATCTGGGCACACTGGAAGGACCACCGAGACACCCCAATTGTCGATGCAGCCTGGTGCTGATGTTCCCCGCTCAGGTCTCGCTCTCCGGGTCTGGTGCCTCGCCCGCGAGCATGCGCGCGTACGCGGCGTGGTTTATGCGAGCATCCGAGAAGGATCGTTCGCAGTATTTCGCGGCCACGATCGTGCATGTGGGAGCATACACACGAGTAGTTGATGGCAAAGTTCAGCAGGTTTCTGGCTATTACTACGATACCCAGACTGGCTTGAAGATTCCGGAGAGCGCAGCTCCGGCTATGAAGGTCAAGTCTGTGACTCCACAGCAAGCTAAGGCTTTGGCCGCGAAGGTACAGACCGCGAAGTCAGCGGCCCCCTCCGGCAAAGACAAGGGCCATGATTGGAAGCCCGGCACATACAGCGTTGATCTCCCAGGTAGTGACGATGACACTCACGTTATTGTGCACAAGGATGGCACTTCTACTTCTATCCATAAGGGTAAGACTGAGGATGCTGATTCTGCTAGTACTGCTCAGTTTTTAACTCTGCACGCTGCGCACGGCAATGTTAAGAAGATCTCGGATGATCCGAATGTGCACGATCCTGATGGCCCTGGTCCTTTGTTGGAGCCGACTGAGGATCAAAAGAAGCAGAGCACTCTCCCGCCGGGGCATTACCTGACTCCTGATCATAAGACGTTTGGTGGCGTCGAGGTACATGACGATGGTACAGGCAAGTTGTATTCGAATGATTTTGGTAAGCCTAAGAAATTAGGTCATGTAGCTGTTCAGCAAGTCGCCAAGGGCTATCTGGGTAAGACTGTTGAAGCTGAGCACACAGACTTTAAGAGTGACTGGCACAAGCAGCATGAGGCTAGTTCCGGGCAGAAGTCTTCTGGTGACTCTGGGTCGACTTCAGGCGACTCCGGATCCGTCTCTGGTGACTCTGGGTCTGTCTCGGCCGGTTCTGGGCATGCCTCAAAGGGTGACGCTGGTGGTGCGGGAGCCGGCGCTGGTGCCGGTGAGGGTGGCGTAGGAGCAGGCGCGGGCGCTGGTGATGGTGGAGCTGGCGACGGTGCTGGTACCCAGGCCAGCGCACCTGATGGCGGACACGGGGACGCGGTTTCTGGAGGCCCGTCGCTGTTCTCCGTTGGTGAGCACTCGGTGCAGATCGACGAGGGCTCGCAGGTCTACAAGTCGGGTAAGTCTAAAGACACCTTGTACGTGTTACACCCTAACGGCGATTTGATCAAGTACAACCCGCAGGGCGCCGGGGTGCAGGCGACCAAGATCGGCGGTCCGGACAACCCGAACGCTCGCGCATCCCAGATCGCCAAGCTCAACAACGTCTCCGCAGATGGTAACTCGATCAAGGACTCAGTACCCGCTCCGGGTACCGGGAAGGCGTTGGTCGGCGGTTTCCAGATGACTTCGGGTCAGCTGGAGAACGCTATCCATGAGCTGGAATCCAACCCGTCTGGCAACGTGGCTGGAGATCTGAAGAAGGTCGGCTCCCCGTTGGCGGCCGGCAACTTCCATGCGGTGGCCGCGCCGTTTAAGGCGTACCACAACAACAAGACAAAGCCTGCGCTGGTGCACGCGCTGAAGGACGCGCTCGGCCTGACCGGATCCACGCCCAAGTCGGAGGCTCCCGCCGTTGCCCACCTGGAGGAGAATCACGGTCTCAAGGACCACCAGGGCTCGTTGGGCCACGCCGATCATGAAGCGATCCACAGTGCTCTGCATGCCGTTGACCCGGAAGCCAATGGTCATAGCCACAAGAACAACGGCCCCGGGTTCATCAGTGTGGACGGCGTTCCGTACCCTCCTGCGGCGATTTCGGCCGCGCTGGATGCGCTGAACAACTCACCTAAGAACGAGACCGGGGTGAAGAAGCCACTCAAGGCGGCCGGCTCTCCGTTGGCCAACTCGGATCTGCAGGGTTTGGCCAACAGTTCGAGTGTCACCGATGCTTTCAAGGGCGGCACTGGCACAGTTCACTATGGCAAGTTGAAGCCTGCTGTCATTGCGTTGCTACAGGATGCGCTGGACAAGCACCAGACTTCTCATCCCGCTACGCCGTTGCCGTCCACCCCTACCCCGGAGCCCACCAAGAACGTGTGGGGTGTGCAGGCGACTCAGGCGCAAATTTTGGAGATGCAGAAGTTCTGGGATGGCATTGATTTAAGCACTGAAACTAATTATCACAGCAAGCTTAAAGAAATGTCACACAACCCGTTGGCACTTGGGCTGGTGTGGAGTTTTGTGTCGGGGGACAAGCTTGGTAAAACTGTCCCGAAGCACGAGAAGAATGCCAATATTCATAATGAGCTAAACAAGCATTTGGATAGCCCGGTGCCCTCTCCGGTTACCTCGGCGGGCCCAGTGTCTAAGCCGGAGTACAAAGACACTTCTCCGAAAGTGGATCTTCCTAACGGTGTGTCCGGCACTGTTGATCAGTTAAAGCAGTACAAGAATGCTGTGAATGCTGAGAGCGTTCATTCGCATGGGTTTTCTGTTCAGCTCAAGGGCAATGATTTCACCAAGTCGAGCCCTGAGGCGATGCTCAAGGCTCTAGGCGGATCGCCCCCCGGTTCTCCGGAGGGCATGAAGGCTGCGCTCTCGGATGCGATTCAGAACAAGATCGATGACTCGATCTTCAAGCACGAGAATCCGCCCAAAGCAGCCGTTGCCCCGGGTCACCTGGTCATCGGCGGGCAGAAGGTCACCAAGCAGGATCTTATCGACGCGGCCAACGCGGTGAAGAACTCCCCGTCGACCGGTGTGAAGGGCCCACTGAAGGATATCAACTCACCGTTGTCCAAGGTGGATATCAAGGCGTATATCGAAAGCGATCCGTTGTCTG